TCCTTTTACTTTAACTTTCATCTCTGTATAACTTAGTTCTATTATTTATAGCTGTATTAATGATTTGCCATTTCACCCATGCTTCCATGCAATGTTCTATTTCTTTATAGAAGATAGCGTCGAGCAACCAGACTACGTGCCACTTACCTCTTCTCTTTCTTTCCCACTGCGCTGCAGAGAAGGATTGATTTAACCTGCCACCAATTATAACATTAAAAAGAATAGAAGTGGCAATAACTATTCTCTTAAAATACATCTTCATTTAATCTAATCCTTGTAGATCACTCTCATACTGTTTTGCGGGGGTTGTTTTATTCCAAAAATTTAATTCTGCTTGAGTTGATTTGATTTCCTTGGCTAGTTCCTTTACCATTTCATCTGTCAAGCTCATGATGTTGATGCGTAGCAATCTATCAGTGTCAGACTCAATAGCGTGTGTATTTTGCAGGATCTGATTACCAACATCTTTCTTATTGCGGTTTTTAAATACGATACGATCATCAAGTACTGCTTGGATGAATTGCATCTTTACATTTAACCAGCGAAGATCTTCTTGAGCTTCTTCTCTACGTTTCTCAATTCGTTGTTGTAGTATACCAAGGCGGTAGTCTACGAAGTCTTTGACTAGAATACGTTCATCTTTGTATTCACGAAGTCTTCCATCTGGCCCAATCACTGTTAAGTTTTCAGACAATGGCTTACTCAACTTAAACTTTGAAATGATCTTAGCATCATTCCAATTAGCTGAAGTGTTTTGCTTTAATTTGATTTCAAAAGAGAAACCAGTCTTATCACAAAGATCTTCGTATGATACGATATCACCTTCATCTTCAAGTTTATCAAGTACCTTAACATATGATTCACGATCAAAACCATAAGGAACTTCAGTAATCATCATTACTGTTTTGGTTTTCTTATGGTATTTACCATAAACAACATGTCGATCTTCAACTGGATCATAGTCGACACGTCCTTTGAACTCAGGAAAGGACACTGGCGCCTTGTTGGTTATATTACCATCCGACAAGTATTCATGAACGAGGCGAGAGAGGTCTTCTACTGATCGTGGTAGTATGTTTGTGGCAAAACCAGTGGCAATACCCTTAGTTCCGTTAGCCAATACTAAAGGAAGTACTGGTAGATAGAATGCTGGTGGTTCGTGTTCAGGATCATCGTGTGCGGGGGCCAGGTCAACATCGCGAATATACTTCTCAAAGTTTTCGCTTAGGCGCGTATAGACATAACGTGGTGCGCCTGCTTCTTGAACTAGTCGAGTACCAAAGGAACCACGACCCTCGACTAAGCAGACATTGTTATTCCACGTCGCAGCCATCAGTTGCCCGGCCCCCGCGGCAGAAGCCTCTCCATGATTGTACCCATAGTCTGATATAATACCTGCAACCGCGCTTACCTTTTTGAAGTCGCGTTTAGAGTTGAGGATACTGCTATAAAGATAGAACCTTTGGACAGGCTTTAACCCGTCAATCATATTAGGAATCGCTCGTGATTCCACGGTATACATTGCGAAAGATTTCCACTCATTGGATGCAACCTTTGAGATTGGATATTCATTTGCTTCAACTGTAAATTCCATCAATGACATGACGAACCCTTTTTTAATTTATAAGACCATTCTATCACAGTTTTTGGTATATGTCAACTAAAATATTTGTCAAGCATCTCTAAAACATCGTCATATTTAGCAATCTCAAGGATTTCTGTTTCCATTGCTTCAAACACATCTGGATGTTCACCAATACCAGCTGGGTTGTTTAGATATACTTCAACATTCATTTTATGTTTATCAATATGACCTCTAGCATGCGAACGCATTGCATTAATCATAAAATCTTGGTCTAGTGCCATTTCTTATTCTCCTTATTGGAACATGTAGTCTTTACGTAATTGCGAATCTTTTCCAAACATCATTTGGAACATACCGGCATCGTCAACCGTAACAGTATCATATACGGGCTTATTGATGATGGTATCATATTCTTCTTCAGTCAAACTTCCGAGCCCTTTGATGTAACGATGTTTCCATCCATCTTTGCTTGACTTAAATTTATTCGCCTCTTCATATGTATAAAACCACTTGATTTGAGATGATCCTTTTGTAGAAATCATAATAGGCGTTCTAGTGATCTTCACTTTCTTTTCAAGAAGAAGCCGAGGCCAAAACTTGTAGAAGAAAGCAATTAAAAGAGGACTAATGTGGCCGATACCATCATGGTCAGCATCAGTCAGTGTTGCAATATGTTCATATGTCATATCATCAACTGAGTTTGGATTTGTAATATCCAACCCAAGAACTGAGATCAATTCTGAGAGCTCTTTGTTCTTAAGAACGTCTGCAGGTTTCATATCCCACGTGTTCATAATAACACCACGAAGAGGATAAGCACCTACCTTGTTTGGATCACGCACTTTAAGAAGGAAGCCCATCGCTGAGTCACCCTCTACAATTTTCAAAGTGGCGTCATCCTTATTTGCTGCAATATGCTTAGCCACTTTAACCTTACGCAATTTCTTTTGAGCAAGGGTAGCGGCTCGTTTGTCTGCGGCAATTTTCTTTGCAAGCTGAGCCTCAATAATCGGATCAATAATAGATGGAGTATTCAGGATCTTACGAGCAAAGAAGTCAGCCTCACGAATGCCAGAAGCAATTGCATGCTCTTTTACATTACCCATAGGATTCGTAAGACGTTCTTTTGTTTGGCTATCGAATTTGGGATTAGTAAAGTTTTTAGCGAACATGACAAACGTGAGACCGCCTTTGATTGTCGACTTTACAACTTCAATCTTATACTTGCGCTTAATCATAGTTGTAAGTTCTTCAACAATACCATTCACGATAAAGTCTACATATGTACCACCTTGTCGTGTATTCACACCATTTACAAATGAATTGGTGCGGAAACCATCTTCAGATGTAGTGATGAAGAATGAAAGATCTTCAGTTTTCTCGATGATTGCTTCCTCACCAAAAAGCTCAGCATACTTCTTAAGGTTGTTTACCTTAATGCGTCGCTTATTAAAAGAGAATGCGATTTCAGGGAATGCCATTTGAAGTGAAGACAAACGATCTTCAATTAAAGCAACCGTATCGAGTTCTTGTAAACTGTCGACTTCAAACAATGCGAAATCAGGAGTAAACCAGACTTCAGTTCCGTTTCCATCTTTGGGAGTATTCTTTTCACTAACATCCTCAGCACCGTTTTTACATTCAACTGTAAGCATAGTGCCGTTAGACCAAGTCTTACCAACAAACTTAGATGATAAGAAGTTGGTTGCAGCTGAGCCAACACCATTTGTACCGATAGTCACTCGTTCATCATCAAAACTTGTACCTGCATTTACACGGGTCCAAGCTGCGGTTGCTCGAGCAACCTTGCTGTCTGTGGTCTCATCATAAACGAGCTCTTGCGGAATACCACGGCCGTTATCCGTAATCATCACCTTATTATTATCTATAGACACGTTGATTTTGTTCGCAAACTTAAAGTTAGTGCGAATGGCTTCGTCTATAGAGTTGTCAAGAATCTCGTCAATCATTTTTGATAGTGCTGGAACATACCGTGAGGTTTTCCATTCACCCATCACAAAACGCTCAACCTGTTCTTGGGCACTCGAGCCCATATACATACCAATGCGTTCTCTAACGTGTTGGCGAGCTGTTAAGATTTTGAACTGTTCAGTCAAGATTTTATCCCTTTTGGAAGCATTACTAAGTCATTCTATACTATTTCTTCTATTATGTCAACCCCTAAATTTTTCCAATCCAGTGGATACAGTCGTCACAAGGATCATCAAACATGTAAGATTGATAGTCATTGTCCATGCAGTTCCTTTCGGTTGTTGGCTCATTATTTATAAATACTATCATAGAGTTTCAGAAATGTCAACAGGAAATTTCATATGATTACAAATTATCTGTCTCCAGTTGGATTTGTGGTGTCAATTCAACGACTACCAAATGTAGAATTTTTCACACAAAGAGCCGCTATTCCAGGAGTCACCATCACACCCGCGCCTCAGGCTTCACCTATACACCAGTTGTATGCTGTTGGTGATCGCCTTGAGTACCAAGAACTTGACATGAATTTTATCGTGGACGAGTCTATGAATAATTATAATGAGATCCTTGCATGGATGGAGGGTATCGGCACACCAGAGAAGTCGACACAATTCAGAGATCTTGAGAAAGGTGATGGTACCACATCAGACATCCGCATCTTGATTTCAAACTCTAACAAAAATCCAAACATCGAGTTTACTTTCTTCGATTGCTTCCCAACTAGCCTCAGCCCAGTCTCTTTAGATGTGACAGGAACTGACGTCATCTACCCTGAATGTTCAGTAACTTTCAGATATACTCGTTTCGAATACAGAAAAATGTAGTTGACATTTCTATCAAAGTGTGATAGAATGTATTATAAAATGGTTTTGAAAGGTATGAAATGAGTACTGATGATATAAGTGAAATTTGGGCAAAAGATGCTAACATCGATGAAACAAATCTTATCGGCGAGTCTAAGAATATCCCATCATTACATAGTAAGTACTACAACATGTACTTCCGAGAAGCTCTTAAAGTAAAGAAGCTCCGTTATGATTACAAGCAACTTGAGCTTGCAAAGCGAGAGTGGTATGACGGATCTATGGCTGAAGAAGATTTGAGAGAACGTGGATGGAGACCGTACCAGAAAAAAATCATTCGTCAGGATATAGATAAATATATTCAAGCAGACAGTGATATTGTAAATCTAAGTTTAAAGATCGATTACCATTCGGCTCGAGCGGATTACTTAGAAGATATTGTAAAAACTATTCATAGTAGAAATTTCATTATCAAGTCAATGATTGATGTATTGAAGTTTCAAGCAGGAGAGTACTAGATTATGAGTGAAGTGGTGAATGTTGAAGAAGGAAATGCTGTGCACCTGAAGGTGACGGCCGATCCCGGCACTCGCCAAGAAATTGCTGAATACTTTTCTTTCAAGCCATCCGGCTATCAATTTTCTCCAGCATATAAGAATAGAGTGTGGGACGGTACAATACGCTTGTATCAACCTATGCGACCAGTACTATATGTTGGTTTGTTTCCAAGACTAAAGAAGTTTTGTGAAGATCGTGGTTATGAGCTGAATGCGCCAGCACATCTAATGTATGGAGAGGATATTCCTGACGACTATGGTTATGAATTGGCTAAAGAGGTTAACTGTAAGTTTGAACCGCGCGATTACCAAAACCAATACGTTGTTGATGCAATCCGGGATTCAAGATCATTGTCCTTGTCTCCTACAAGTTCTGGCAAATCGTTAATTATCTATCTGATACAACAACACTATTGGAGAGTTTATGAGCACAGAACACTTATCATCGTCCCAACAATCTCACTGGTTCACCAGATGGCTGGAGACTTTAGGGACTATGGATGCGAGGACGATATATATACGATTCAGGGCGGTGTAGATAAGAATACAGACGCTTCGATTGTTATCTCAACTTGGCAGTCTCTCATCAAACAACCAAAGGATTGGTTCTCTCAGTTTGGTGTTGTACTCGGCGACGAAGCACATTTGTTCCAAGCTAAATCATTACAAAAAATTATGGAAGGTTTAGATCAGTGTTACTATCGACATGGCTTTACTGGTACTTTAAAATCAGAAGAAAGCAAGACTCATCGTTTAGTACTCGAAGGTTGCTTTGGCGGCGTAAGAAGACATGTGACAACTAAAGACTTGATGGATTCCGGTACTGTTGCAGACTTTAATGTTAAAGCAATCGTATTATCACATGAACAAGATGTAAGAAAAAGCTTTAAGAAAGCTCTTGGTCAGATACAAGTAGCAAGTAAGAAGTATCCTGCCGAAAGAGAGTTCATCGTCAACAATCACAAACGAAACATTTTCATTCGAAACTTACTTTGGTCTCTCAAAGATCAGAACAATTTGGTCTTGTTTGATTTGGTTGAGAAGCATGGTAAGATCCTTGAGCCAATGCTGCAGAAGGAAGGTCGCCAACTCCATTTTATATATGGCGCCACCAAAGGTGACGAGCGCGAGCGCATCAGACATCTAATTGAAAATGATCCTATCAAACAACATAACATCCTTGCATCATATGGTGTATTCTCGACTGGTGTGAACCTTAAGAAACTTGATAATGTGATCTTTGCATCTGGATCTAAATCTGAGATTAAAGTATTGCAATCAATTGGTCGTACCCTAAGAAAGGGAAACGACGCCGATAAGGCGACTCTGTATGATATTGCAGATGATCTTTCGGTAGGGACTTACCAGAACTATACTCTCCAACATTTCAGGAAACGGATTGAGATTTACGGTCAGGAACAGTTTGCTGTTAAGATCTACACAGTAGAGATCTAATATTGTTTGTAACTGATAAATCAGATTATACCAGGCATTGAAAGTGATGTCAAGGCTTTTTTTCACAAAATAGTAACTTTTTACAGTTGACATTTCAGTCAATATGTACTATATTATATCTAAGCAACATTAGGAGGCGCAGAGAAATGCTATGGCAAAACGCAAAACACGCAATTACGTAAACAACAAAGATCTTCTCGAAGCACTCATCAAGTACAAAGAAGAGTGTACAGAAGCAGAGGACGCAGGTGATCCGTTGCCACGAGTACCAGACTACATTGGAAAGTGTATCTATCAAATTGCTACTCGACTTGCAACGAAACCAAACTTCTCTGGATATTCTTATAAAGAAGATATGATTTCAGATGGAATTGAGAACTGCCTACTATACATTGGTAACTTCAATCCTGAGAAATCTCAGAATCCATTCGCTTATTTTACTCAAATTATTTGGTACGCATTCCTACGTCGTATTCAAAAGGAAAAGAAGCAAATGTATATCCGGTTTAAATCTTCGCAAAGTATGATTGCAACTGGCGGAACTTATGCCGGTGATGAGGTACAACTCAATCTTACTACAAGTGCAGACTATATGAATTCGTTTATTTCAGACTTTGAAGACAAGCTGCAAAAAGATAAGGAAAAGAAAAAGTGAAGATAGCAATCGTAACAGATATGCATATCGGAGTCCGTGGTGATTCCAAAGTTTTTGCAGATCATCAAGAGAAGTTCTTCTTAGAATGCTTCTTTCCATATCTTGACGAGCATGGGATTGATACTGTATTTGATCTAGGCGATACATTTGATCGTCGTAAGTTCATCAACTATGTATCACTAAAGCGTGGTAAAGAATTCTTCTTTGATCAGCTTGCAAAACGAAACATCGAGTATCATGCTTTAGTTGGAAATCATACGACATACTACACTAATACAAATCAGGTGAATAGTATGGATCTTCTTCTAAAAGAGTATGACAACTTCCATATCTATCAGCACGAAACAAAAGAGTTGACATTTGGATCAACTAAGTTTATTATGGTACCGTGGATTACAAAAGACAATAACCAGCATTGCTTTGATAGCATCAAGAACTCAGATGCTCATGTTCTTGCTGGTCACCTCGAGCTTAAAGGCTTTGAGATGCTGAAAGGTCAAGTTTGTACTCACGGTATGGATAAAGACATGTTCAGTAATTACGAGCAGGTTTGGTCTGGTCACTTCCATCATCCTTCTAAGTATGGTAACATTGAGTATCTTGGTGCACCTTACGAGATGACTTGGTCAGACTATCAGGGAAAGCGTGGCTTTCATGTTTTTGACACAGAAACAAGAGAGCTTACTCGAATTGATAATCCATTCCAGATATTCCACAAAATTGAATACGACGATAGTGATATGACAATTGAAGATATTGCTCACCTTGATACTACAAATATCAAAGACGCATATATCAAAGTGATTGTAAAGAACAGAACGAATCCTTACATTCACGACTTGTTTATCAACAAACTTGCAGACGCTGGTGCCACTGATGTAAAATCAATCGAAGACACCTTGAATATTGAAAGCGAGGGAATAGATGAGATCCTTGACGAAACTCAAGATACGAAAGACATACTTCATGCCTTTATCGATTCTTTAGAAACAAAGGTAGATAAAGTGAGTGTAAAGAGAGTTATTGATGATTTATATATTGAGGCACAAAGTATTGCATGAAGATATTATTTAAGGAATTACGTTACAAGAATATTCTATCCACAGGAAATTCTTTTACAACGATTCGTTTAGACGAAAAGACAAACACTCTAGTGAGTGGTACTAATGGCGCAGGCAAATCGACAATGCTTGACGCCATTGTGTTTGCTTTATATGGCAAACCTTTTCGTAAAATTAATAAGCCACAGCTTATCAACTCTATCAATCAAAAAGAATTACTTGTTGAGATTGATTTTGTAATTGGTCAAGCTCAGTACATGGTACGTCGTGGTATCAGACCTAACTTATTCGAAATGTATAAGAATGGTGAACTTATCAATCAAGATGCTGCGGCTCGTGACTATCAAACGTATCTTGAGAAAAACATTTTAAGATTAAATTATAAGTCGTTTACCCAGATAGTTGTATTAGGTAGCGCCACGTATGTTCCATTTATGGAATTACCAGCACACGGCAGACGTGAAGTTATTGAAGATCTTCTCGATATTCAAGTCTTTAGTACTATGAATACTCTTCTCAAAGAACATTTGATTGAGAACAAAGAAAAGATCTCTGAGAACAACTATCAGAAAGATCTTACAGAGTCTAGAATTGAATCTGCTGAAGCTCATAATGCTTCTATTCGTCAGATTCGTCAAGATGAAGTTGATAAGATCAAGGAGAAGATGAATGAGCATATATCTAAGATCGAGACAGAGAAAGCAGAAATTGAAAGCACTCAAGAAGCTATCGAAGAACTTATCAAAACAATCACAGACAAATCAAGTGTCAAGTCAAAAATCGACAAAGCTCGAAACTTAAATCAAGAACTCAATTCAAATCTGCGTAACTATATGAAAGAGCTTGCATTCTATCATGACAACGACAATTGCCCTACATGTAAACAAGGTATTGCTCACGAATTCAAACAAGAACAAATTACTACAAAAGATCAAAAGGTAGCTGAACTTGAAAAAGGAATTGACGAATTAACTTCAAAAGGGATTGGTTATGAATCAAGACTTGAAGCAATATCAGGAATTGAAGACGAGATTGCAGGACTTAACTTGCAAATTAGCGAACATCGAGCAACAATTAAAATCTCAAAAAATGCACTTGTATCTTATAAGACAGAACTTGACAAAGCTGAAGAAGAAGTCGAAGCGGTAGATCAAACTCAACTTAATTCTCTACGAGAAGCGATGCAGTCTATTGAAACTCAACAAACAGATTTATTTAATCATAAAGAAGTCTTGTCTGTGGTATCAACTATGCTTAAAGATGGAGGCATCAAATCAAAAATCATTCGTCAGTATATTCCAGTTATGAACAAACTCATCAATAAATACTTGAGTGCCTTTGATTTGTTCGTTGACTTTCAACTTGACGAAAACTTTAATGAGGTGATTAAGTCTCGCTTCAGAGATGCTTTCTCGTACTCTTCATTCTCAGAAGGTGAGAAGCTTCGTATCACTCTATCGATTATGCTATCATGGAGAACAGTGGCAAAACTTCGCAACTCAGTATCAACTAACTTATTGGTACTTGATGAGACTCTAGATGGTGCAATGGACGGTGTTGGTGTTGAGAACTTGATTGAGACTCTGCAAAATCTAAACGCAGAAGATAATATCTTCGTTATCAGCCACCGGGGCGATCAGTTCGGTGACAAATTTGAAGGACACATTAAATTTGAAAAGGTTAAAAATTTCAGTGAAATAGCAGCATAGAAAGGATCCCAATGTTACATTCAGTAGAAGATCTTATTAGAAGAATAAATGCTATGAAAGATAAAGCAATTATGGTTCACCGTCTTCGCAATGAGTTTTCTGAACAAGCAGAAAAAACTTACGACAAGGAGACATGCAACGAGCTTATCGCTGATATTCAAGCTTTAGCTCTTGGTATAGCCAACGACAAAGAGGGCGATGACATTATTACTGAGATGGATTCTTGGAAAGAAAAATGAAACTACTTAATCCCAAAAGCTATATTACAACTCACTTGCATGATAGAGATACTTATGCCACTATGGTACATGAGTTCTTCAACCTTGATACGTACGGTTGGTGGTATCAGGTAAAGCCAGGCGACGTTGTAATGGACATCGGTTCCTGTATTGGAATGTTTACTTGCAAAGCTCTGGATCAGGGAGCTAAACATATTTATGCAGTAGAGCCGAATATCAAAATGCTTCATACGACTATGGTCAATGCCATGCCAGCTATTTCAAGATCGGCAGAGCAAAGAGTAACTCCTATCAACGCTTTCATAGGCCACTCAGATCATGGGTTTGGTGTTAAAGGAGACCAGGCTCCGCATAAATCATTCAAACAGATTATAGAAGAATATGAGATTGATCATCTTGACTTCTTGAAGGTTGACTGCGAAGGTGGCGAGTACGACATCTTTATAAAAGAAAACTATGACTTTTTACGCACCAAGGTGAACCATATTGCTATGGAAGTACATCTTGACGTATATCCTGAGGCACCCGAACGATTTATCAAGATGAGAGAGAAGTTCATACGAAAATGGCCAGGCTATGTTAGATTCATAAAGGCAGAACACAGAAAGAAAACATGGGACGACAACTATATAAGAGGAGACTGGCCAATAGGCTGGGGAAGCTCTTGGATGATTTATTTAACACGTCAGTGAATAAAATGGTTTACAAAGTGAACATTGTGTGTTACAATGTTAATTATATGATACAAACAGGTGAACATGTCTAAATTCTATACATCAGTCGAGCGTTTCATTAACGACATTCTAGTTCGTGGATATGAAAACGGCAGACCATTCCAACGCAAAGTCAAATTCAAGCCAACACTATATGTTCGTGCTCGTGAAAACGCAACACACAAATCATTGATCGGTGATGTACCTCTCGGTGCTACTCGTTTCGATAGTATGATCGATGCTCGTAACTTTATCAATCAGTACAAAGATGTACATGGCTTCGATATCTGTGGTACTATGAACTACGTCACCCAGTACATTCAAGAAGAATATCCTGGTGAGATTAAGTTTGATATGTCTAAGATCAACATTTGCTCTTTTGACATCGAGGTCGATATCTCGAACGGTTATGCCAACATCAATGAGGCTGACAAAGAAATTACTTCTATCGCCTACAAGTCTTCTAAGTCTAACACATATCACCTACTTGGTCGTAAGGACTTTGACAAGACGAAGACGATCACTGGTATTGATCCCGATGATATTTCGTTTATGAAATTCGATACTGAGATCGCATTGCTTGAGAGATTCATTCAGATCTGGCAGATGGAATATCCCGAAGTTATTACAGGTTGGAACGTTGAGTACTTCGACATTCAGTATATTGTTACTCGCATCATTCGACTTATGGGTGAAGAGAAGGCTAAGAAGCTTTCACCTTGGGGTCGTATCTCACCGCACTCAATCACCAAATTTGGCAAAGAACAGAAATCATATATCATTTCCGGCGTGACTGTAATTGACTATATGGATGCTTTCAAAAAGTTTGGTTATAAGTATGGCCCACAAGAATCTTACAAACTGGATCATATTGCTCACGTCGTTCTCGGCGAGAAGAAACTTGATTACTCTGAATATGGAAATCTTAATGCACTTTATGAACAAAATCCGCAACTATATCTTGACTACAACCTCAAAGATACTCAGCTCATTCAAAGAATGGAAGACGAATCTGGACTTCTTTCGCTTGTACTTACTGTTGCTTATGGCGGCGGGGTTAACTTCAGTGATGCATTTGGTACAGTAGGAATTTGGGAAACAACCATCTATCGTCGCTTGATGAAAGATAAGATTGTTCCGCAACTCAAAGGTGGGCCTGGCGCGCGAGCTGGTGAACTCGTCGGTGGCTATGTTAAAGATCCAAAAGTTGGCATGCATCCGTGGGTTGTATCCTTCGATCTTAACTCTCTGTATCCACACTTGATGCTACAATATAATCTATCTCCTGAAACTTATGTTGAAGATGATCGCCAATACGTATCACAAGAAATGGTACTCGATGGTTCATATCAAAACAAAACAGAATATGCAGTATGTGCAAACGGGGCATGCTTCCGGAAAGACAAGCTCGGCATCATTCCTGAGATCATTGATGAATACTACAATCGTCGTTCTCTGATTAAGAAAGACATGCTTCGAGTTGAGCAAGAAATCGAAAATGAAACTGATCCTACGAAAAAACGTCAGCTTCAATCTAAACAGACACAGCTTCATAACAATCAAATGGCTATCAAAATTGCTATGAACTCTCTTTATGGCGCAACTGCTAATATCTACTTCCTCTACTATATTAACGACATGGCTGAAGCCATTACAACATCAGGTCAGCTTTCAATTCGTTATGCTCAAAAGTCTGTTAACGAGTATCTCAACAAGATTCTCAAAACTGACGGTAAAGACTATATCATCTATATTGATACCGACAGTATCTATGTAGACTTCGGTCCTTTGGTCAAGGCATCCTTCGGCACTGTTGATATTGATCGTAAGAAAGGCGAAGAATTCCTTGATAAGGTTTGCTCAACTAAGATTGAAGAAATAATTGAAAAAGGTTACATTGATCTTGCTTCGAAGATGGGTGCATATCGTCAAGCTATGGTAATGAAACGAGAAAAGATTACTGATAAGTCAGTATTCATCGCTAAGAAGCGGTACATCATGAATACTCTCAACTCAGAAGGTGTTCATTACGAAACTCCAAAGATATCTGTAACAGGTCTTGAATCTGTAAGATCTTCAACACCAGAAGTTTGTCGTGATAAACTCAAAGAATCATTCAAAGTTATTATGAATGATGGTGAAGAAGCAATTCAAAATTTTATTAGCCAATTCAAATCTGAGTTCTTCAATCTTCCACCGGAGGATGTCGGCCGCAACTCAGGTACTGACAACATTGAGAAGTATACAGTTAGTGGTACTTACAAGAAAGGTTGCCCGATGCATGTCCGTGGCTGCATCCTATATAACCAGTATCTCAAACAAAACGGCTTGTCGAATCGTTATGAATCTATTACATCAGGCGACAAGATCAAATTCGTGTATCTCAAAGTACCGAATCCAATCAAAGAAAACATCATTTCGTTCCCAGCGGTTCTACCAAACGAATTCAATCTTAGACCGTATGTGGATTATGAAACTCAATTCAACAAAGTCTTCCTTAGTCCTCTTGAGTCAATCCTTGAAGCACTCGGATGGTCTTCTGAGAAGACAAACACGATAGAGGAATTTTTTATATGACACAACAAAAACTTGCTCAGCTTGAAGCCGCATGGCGTTATCAAAACACAATCGTGGATGCGTTAGAAGCTGAAAGAGCGCCGGACAAATATATTACCAAAGCTAAAAAAGAACGTTTAAGAATTAAAGATATGATTGCTAATTTAAAAGGAGAAAGATAATGACTGATATGGTTAATGACATTTATATGATGCATAATAAATTTGGCGTAAAAGAATGGTTTGAAAAAAACAAAAACCATAAAGAGCTTATGCGCAAGTATCTTACTTTCCGTATGTTGATGGTTCATGAAGAATTGCACGAAACCCTTACGGCTATCAATAATGGCGATGCTGAAGAAATCGTTGATGGTTTAATTGATATGATTGTGTTTGCTATTGGTACTCTTGACGTTATGGGTGTTGATGCAAATAAAGCATGGGATGAAGTTTATCGTGCCAATATGGCAAAGGAACCTGGTGTAAAGCCTGGTCGGCCGAACCGTTTTGGTCTGCCTGATTTGCTAAAACCAGCAGGGTGGACACCACCTTCGCATGAAGGTAATCACGGCGAATTAGATAAAGCCTTGTAAGTTTTACATTACTGTCACAAAACTTTTAGGTTTCTGTAATAAATAATTTAAGGCAAGGTGGTAAATACCTTGCCTTTTTTATGTGAGCGACGGGGTAAAGCCGTCAAGCAAAAGGAGAACTAAATGGAACTACTCACAATGTGGAGTCTTATCGGATTCCTGCTTGCTGCATACGCAGTAATCGCCAACGATTCAGTACAAACTCTCGGTACTTGGATGGCATCAAATAACGAGAGATTTAACTATAAAGTATTATGGGCCGCAGCATCTGCGGTTTTGTTATATACACTATGGTATGGTTGGTATATGAATGGCGGTGATATATCATATGGCCGCTTGAATAAGATCCCATTCCAAGATGTACAATGGTATCATGCTGCAGCACCAGCAATCCTTGTTTTACTTACACGGATGGGTGTACCGGTTTCAACATCATTTTTGGTTCTATCAGTATTTGCTTCAACCTTTGTGTTGGAAAAGATGCTTATGAAATCAATTATGGGTTATGGTGTAGCCGCGGCATTTGCTTATGCTGTATGGTTTGCTATCCATAAGTACTTTGGTAAATGGTATGATGAAACTCAGCCAGTATCTGAAAGTAATAAGAAATTTTGGCGTGTTGCCCAGTGGGTAGCAACTGGTGGATTATGGTTTACTTGGTTATCGCATGATATTGCTAACATCGCGGTATTCCTACCACGAGTAATTCCCGTAGACTTAATGGTGTTTATCAGTGTTGTGTTTGTTGCAGGCCTATTCTTTATGTTTAGAGAAAAAGGTGGTAAGATCCAAAAGATTGTTTTGGAAAAGCATAATACTCGTTATGTTCGTTCAGCAACATTGATTGACTTGTTTTATTGGTTATGTCTATACTTCTTCAAAGAACTGAATGATATTCCTATGAGTACAACTTGGGTCTTTGTTGGTTTACTTGCAGGCCGTGAATTGGCTATGGCTACATACTTTGGTAAAAAGAAAACAAAATCAGTATTCCCATTGGTCGCAAAAGACTTTGGAAAAATGATGGTTGGTCTTGGCGCCTCAGTTGCATTGGTGTTACTAATCCACTATGTTATTAACCCATCTTAAATTAATTTAGAATGTTACCGCAATCATTTTTTGTTTGCGGTAACATTTTGTCACATGGTAGATAAATAAAATCACATAACTACCATAGGAGGTCCACCATGTGCTCACCAGCAGTACGTAAAGAAGCCAACCGTTTGAATTGGATGGTAAAAGGTCAACTGATTACAAAGTCAGAATCTGACACAGTAGTTGAATACATTTACGATAGTTATTTCAGAAGATTGTGGGGCAACCATGAACGTGGCCAATATGGCACCGAAGGTTTTGATGAAGCATATAGAATACGTGAAGAAGAAGTTCGTAATGACGAAATTATGAAAGTTGCTGTCCTCGGAGGACACTTCGACTAGCAAGAAAGTATATTATGGAATTAATTTGATTTAAAAAGAAATTAACTATTGACATTTGGTATAGAATCAGTTATATTAGAATCAACAAATAAAGGAATATACCAAATGTCTACAGAATTACGCAATGTACCGAACTTAAACGCAACAACTGAATTAACTCAAACTCGTTTTTGGGGTGGTCAGGATCGTAAGCAATGTGTTCAAATAACACAAGCAAAACCTCGTGGTTTTTCTCAGCCTACTACATCTGATGGATTTTTCAACCATGTTGAATTGACTCGTGAGCAGGCTCGTGAATTGGCTGTTGAGTTGATGTTGTTTGCTGAAGGTCGTGAAGTTGAGGAATTTGAAACAGTATAATTTAATTTGGTTTTAAATTAAATTGTCTATTGACATTTGGTTTAGAATCAGTTATATTAGAATCATCAAATGAAGGAATACCAAATGTCATATATCGTAACAAACCTAACAACAGGCGTTAACTATAAAATGGATGTTGTAAAATCTTTTCAAGATGCAATTGCTGAGCCAACAAATAAGTATACTGATGGTTCAATAAACTGGGATTATGTTGCAGCAGATATGCATATGGACCTTAGCACATGGTATGCTGCATCTTATATTGATGAGGCCTTTGAATATATGGCTTCTCTTGAAGATGAAGATCGTGCAGTAGAAGTTAAAATGTTGGAGTACGTATAATGACACCTTGGATCCAAGAAACTCGTAATGGCTTTGAAATGGCTGAAGAAGAAATAGACCGCATTTATGCTGAGCCTGTTCAAGGCGAACAAGCAATTGCTGTTCAACTTGACCTAAAATCTTGGGCTTTGGAAAAAGGCTTGTGGAATACTGATGAACCTTATAATGATATGATTGTTTGTCACGCTATTGATCGTGGTTGGTTGCAAGAATATTCAAATGGTATGGAGGTTGTAGGATGAGGTATTGTGAGAAATCAGACACCTTTGAATTTAAAGGCCGTGTATATGATGTAGAATTTGGTTCAGATGATACACGTCATGGAGGGCCTTTTGACCGCGGCTCAGCGGATAGTTACTATGGGCGTGGTTGTCGACCTCATTACTATGTTGGTGATACTGGACTGTCTGAAGTCGTTGCTGAGCTGACTGATATTGAAAGAGATGCGTACTTTGCTGGGTATGAGTACAATGAAGAAATCGTTCGAGATTTTAAAGATTGGGGTTAATTTCTTTTTAACTTAAATTAACTATTGACATTTGCTGTCGAATCAGTTATATTAGAATCAACAACAAAAGGAAAACACCATGAACTACTCAGTATATCAAATTCAAATGACTCGTGAAATTGCTGACAAAGTAAACGCAGGCAAAACTGTACCAGCATTTGAAGCTCGTAATAAAATGAACCTTGACTTTGCTGGTCACAAAATGGGTGGTTTGGCAGATGAGGCACTTACTGCTGGTTTTTACACTCACGTTGCTAACATTGAAGCTGAAGATGCAAACGATGTTTTTGAAATTGGTAATATGGGTCCTGAGTCGGCAATCACTCGTTTTTCTCGTATGCACTCACTATCAGTTGGTGATCTTATCGTTGATGAAGAAGGTCAGGTAATTGTTGTTGCTCCTATGGGTTTTGTAGCATTTGCCTTCCGTCCTGAAATGAACAAGGTTGCTGCATAAATAAACTAAAGGAGTTTATAGTGGCAAAAGAATATATTGTAGAACTTGAGATCAGGCTCCCGGATAGAAACGGGGTGCCTGTTCCTGATGTTGAAATTAGAGAATGGGGTTTAAGCTTGGGCTGTCACAGTGTTGAGCCTACTGGCACATCTGATGATGGCTTTCGTATATTTACGTTTAAAGGAATTAACCGAGAGTCAGTTGCTAATATTGGCGCTCGAGTATCAGCGGTCGATGGAGTAACTTTTGATCCTGATTCAGTGTATGAAGCTGATACTGATTTTCCTGACCATTTTACTTCTGCTCAAAATGCCATTATCTTTCCATCAAGGTTTACTGCTGCTGATTACGCATATAGTGAAGAAGGAGACTTTATTGGTGTAGTCCTTGAAGATGGACGGACATTATCTCCTGGTGATTACCTTGATAGATCAGGTACTATCATACCAGGTGGTGCTAAAGGAGTTATTAAAGGTAATCCGTATGACTATGAAACTTCATTGGTAACTGATGAAACTCACGTAACTGATGGTGAAAACAATCCACAGATTGAAGATACACCTGCCGAAGGTATGCCAGGTTGGGAATTACCTGATATTGAAATACCTGACGATTGGTTTGAAGATCTTACAGATTATGACGAACAGATAATTGTTAAAACGCAAGAGTAGCTGTATCATTTAAGTCACTAAAAATAATCAAAGTTTTTATTTGATTGACATTTCATCAAAATAGTTTATATATATCTAGTAATCGTTGATACAATTCAGCGCATGGACAGGACCGCGGGGCAGTACCGCGCAGCTCCACCATAACTACACTTGAGCGGTTGGCCTAGTGCAAGTAAGGACTCGAAAGAGAATAGACTTGAGTGTAGTTATGATGGGGCTGAACAAGGATCGACTGACGTGAAGAGATGAGAGTAGATTACCGTGTTGGCCTACGTTATTAAGCCAAAATTTTTAATTGCAAATGACAATTATAAACCATCTGGATTTGCCCTAGCGGCGTAATCAAAGGGGGTTGGCCACTTACCTAGCAACAGAAAATGTGGCACATTTTTAACAAATAATAAAGGAAGTAATATGACCAAATTTCTATCAACAACAGCCCTTGTATTCGCGGGTACAGCGGCATTTGCAGATCAAGCACCTGTAACACCAACACCAGCAGTCACACTTAGTGGCGAAATTGAAACAGTAATCGCTGAAGGTCTGAATGATAAATGGGGTGCAACTACTTCATTCGGTTTTGATGGCGCTTTGACAAACGGCGCTGCAACAGGTTCAATGGAATTTGTTGTTGACTCTGATAATGATCTAACACTTGACGGTTGGTCAATGGGTACCAATGTTGCAGGAGTTGCAATGTCTTTTGGTGACCAAGGTAATATCTGGTTTGACACAGAGTCTGGCGCAACAATTGAAGAACCAACAATGGCTGGCGAAAGCTTGTCCCTCGGCGTTGGTGGTGCAACGGTTGCATTGGCATTCACTGATATTGGTACAGACGTAACTGACATTGCTAACGTACAAGGTGCATACACACTAAACGTTGGTATTGCCAATGTAACTACAGCAGGTGATTATAACCTCGACTCCAAAGAATGGGTTGTAGGCGGCCGTGCTGATACAGCAGGAATGCTTGACGGTGTTCGTCTAGGTGGTGCCGCAACATACGGTTCTGCGTCAGAGAACATTGCTTTTGAAGCAGATGCTACTGTAATGGGCCTGACTGCATATCTTGCAGGTGACCAGGATGATCTTGCACAAAATATCGGTGGTTCATATACATATGACCTAAGTGGTATTGATCTAAAAGGTGCTGTCGACTATGACATTGATGCAGAAACATATGCACCATCTGTAACAGCGACATTCGCATTTTAAAAAGTAATATTGTATAAATTTTAGACGGGGTGGCATTAATTTGTCACCCCTTTTTTCATTATAAATAACTGTATCATACCACGGAGGAAATTTATAATGAGCAACGAGTTGAAGAAATTAACGTGGGATCATCATCAAGCAGCAGAACGGCGGGCATTTGCTCGTAAGCTTTTAAGAGGCGAGTTATCGGACCACGAATATTACATATTCCTGGTTTGCCAATGGCACAACTATACGCCACTTGAAAATGCTGTTATCATTCCACCTAATCTCAATGCTATATACCGAGCGGACCGTATCAAAGCTGATATGCAGGAACTCGAAAAACTACACGGATTTGGTCACCCATCGGCATTACCAGCATCCGTAATAGAATACCAAAACCATATTGGACAACTTGCCGAATCTGAAAACAATCATGGTCTACTTGCCCATATGTATACTCGGCATTTTGGAGAATTACACGGCGGTCAAATTATTAAAAAGAAAGCACCAGGATCTGGAACAATGTATGACTTTGACGGTGATAAAGAATTGCTTATCTCAGAGTTTAGAAAACTTCTTGACGATAGCATGGCACCCGAGGCAAAAAAGTGTTTTGAATTTGCCTCAAAATTATTTGATGAATTGTCATAATATAATTGACAATCCAAGTTTTATGATATAAAATAATACTATAATACAACATATTCTAAGGAGGAAATCAAATGCAAGATGAAGCATTAGAAGACATTAACCTTAAACCTAAGAAACGTGCAGATCGACTCGCAAGAAGTATCAGCGCAAGGCGAAGGCGGAAGACGTTGAAACAAGTAAGAGAAACACGTTTACTAAATGTATATGCCAAACTGAAAAGGGCACGTAGAAATAAATGACACCACTATGGGACCGGCTTAACAGCTATGCTGAATATATATCAAACTCATTTGATAATAAGTTCGAGCGTTATGACAACCAAAAATATACTGATGATATGCACTTTCCTGGATGGACTGATACCTTTTGGAATTCAGATCAAATCTACAAAGCGCATTTGAAAACCATTGTACCAGAAAACGGTAAAGGTTTATGGTTGATGCACGTTAACGTATTTCCAAAAGCAAATATTGAATTACCTATTCTTGGGTTTGATATTGTTGCTGGTCCCAAAAAGATTACAGGTTCGTTTATGGACTTTTCACCATTACATGGTTTTCCACATCCTTACCATAATTACATGGAACGTCGGGTTGAGAAACTTGAATGGAATAAACCACGTGAATTACCACCGTGGGCAAAAGAAATCTTTTCAAGTGATATGCTTGCGGTTGGTAATATTAATACTGATGATGAGCTTAATCAATTTATTCAAGTAACAACCGATTTGGTAGATTATTATCTAGATAATTTAGATGATAATGCCTTTGTATCACACCGCGATACACTGATCTTATTAAATAAGTATTGTCAAAATCAAAAATTAAATCCACATTTGCACAGATCCATTTTAGCAATGGGCATATCCGAAGAAGATAAAGATGATTATGTCAACAATGTTTTATTTGAGGAAATTTAAATGGCATTTTTAGTACATCCTTTACCGCCAGTTGCGGTATATGTTAAGATGGAATATCTTTATGATTTAGAACCAGGTCATCCAAGATGGGGTAATTTGACACCAGGAATTTGGATCAGTGTTAAATCAACACAATCAAAAGCATTATATTTTGAAACACTACTTACTGATTATGGAGCACTATATGACAAACTACCTATTTCCGCGTTTGTTTGGAAGGAAGACATTAATGTTGACGAACAACTCCCGCTTGACGTTCTTCAGCTATGGGATTGTTTTGATTATGATATTACTGTTATTGAAAAGCCAATCTTGTGTAGGTGTGAGTTCTTTGGAAAAGATAAAAAGATGCACAGTGGCGAGTACGAATTCACTATTGACAATGCCCACCGCGACAAGTCTATCCTTGACACCAATTTCAGTGAGCAAGATCCCGAGCACAAATCGTTCAACGTCATCCGACTTGACAATGGACAATTCGCCGCACAACCAAACAACAGGGTCATATGGCGAGACAGCTCATTAACACCTGCTGATTTGAAACGACCTGATTTTAAAGTGTGTACTCAAAACTACGCAGTTGAAGATCAACCTAAATGGTCGGTTGGTCACACTGATGAATGGCAATATAAAACAAAAGAGGAAGAAAACGGTTGACAATCAACGGATGCTGTGATAATGTTGATATTGTAAGGAATCAAATAACAACTGAGTTTGATACACATAAGTATTTAATTACTTTACATTACTGTAAATCTTGCGGGTCTAAAAAGGCCAGCTCAAACATAACTCATATTAAAAAGGAGAAAACAGATGTATGTTAAACACGTACTAGGCGAACGCAATAAACTGATGTATCGTGCTGAAATTCATAAAGATAATGAAGGAACATATTCTATTCGTTATTTCTCAGAAGCACAAGAAATTAAACGTGAAACTTTTGAAGGGAAATCTATCCACTATGTCGAGGATGCAGCTGATAATTGGATCAGCGGGATTAAGACATTAAATGGATAGTAACATACCTGAAATCCGTGGTAATACTTATGGTGTTGAAATTCAAATAAAAGATAAACCTTTTGTGAAGATTAATGGCAACTTAGTTTATGAGGACAAGAAAGATGTAATGCTTTTTTGGACAGCCTATAGAATGGGAAGGGACCATAAGAAAAATGAAATTAGACACGCGTTGGGACTTTAGACAAATGATTACGCCGCCAAGGTCACCTGAAAAAATCCACCATGAAATTGCGGATATGCTGGCCAATGGTGTAAATTATATTGATGCGTTAGTTGAATATGCGCGCAAGAATGGTCTAGAAATTGAGTCAGTTGCTGATATTGTAAAGAAATCATCAATACTTAAAGAGAAACTTAGATCAGAAGCTGTGCAATTGAGATTGGTTGAAAAAGATGATAAAGACATCACAGAGCTTTGCAAATGAGGAAACTTTTCAGCTCTATATAAAATATCTTGCAATGAAAAAACACTTTACCACGGATGGTTATGACTATCAAAAATACCGTGGTAAAGTAAGAGCCAAATTTGAAACATATCGTACACGTAACGATGTTTTCTTCTTTCACAAATTATCAACTAAGACTGAGCCAATAAATCAATTGTTGGCCAATATGGTTGTTAATCCTAATTCATGGATACGTGATATTGTTGAAGACATTGGTGATGAGCGATATGTTGATTGGCGCAAAAAGATGGATGCGTTAAGTTATACTTTTAAATCTGATTTGAGTAAACTTGATGATAACTACCAAGCAAATTTTGTAACACCAGACGGACAGCATCCGCATATCTTACGTCTGTATTTACAAAAGCAAATATCACTTGAGACGTTTACAATAATTACCAATTTATCAAACATTTTTCCTTATTGGGATGATAATTTGGTTGACAAAATCGTTGCTCGTGATATAATTAGATTATCCAAGAAATACAGACCGTTCTTGGAAATAAATGAAAAAAAGTTCAAGGATATCATCCGTGATCGGTTTTTCTAATATAAATAGTTGGTTAACTGATGTTAACTACATTTCGCAACACAAAACGCTATATAAAGCAATATTAAGGAGATACGTATATGACTATGTCATTTGATGCACTCAAAAAGAATCGTTCAAGTTCTTTAAACAAATTGAACCAACAGCTCGACAAGATTTCTCAAAAGAGCTATTCCGATCCCAATGAAGGTAAAATGTGGAAACCAACTCGCGATAAAGCGGGTAACGGTTTTGCTATTATTCGTTTCTTGCCTGCCCCTCAAGGTGAAGAAATGCCTTTTGTACGCATTTGGGATCACGGGTTTCAAGGCCCGACAGGTCTGTGGTACATTGAAAACTCATTAACAACAATCGGTGCGGATGACCCGGTTTCAGAATTTAATTCAAAATTGTGGAACTCAGGTATTGAGTCCGATAAAGAACAGGCACGCAAACAGAAGCGTCGTCTGAAGTATGTTGCCAATGTCCTTATTGTAAAAGACAGCGCAAACCCTGATAATGACGGCAAGGTCTTTATGTACCAATTTGGTAAAAAGATCTTCGACAAACTGAATGATATGATGAACCCTCAGTTCGAGGATGAAACACCAGTAAACCCATTTGATTTTTGGGAAGGTGCAAATTTCCGTTTGAAAATCCGTAAGTTTGAGGGATATCCAAACTATGACAAATCAGAATTTGATTCACCGTCACCTATTGATGGCGATGACTCAGTGATTGAAGGTATTTGGAACCAACAGCACAAGTTGCAAGAATTGGTTGATCCAAAGAACTTCAAAGATTATAATGAATTGAAAGCAAAGCTTTACCGTGTACTTGCTTTGAATGAAGAACCATCCGATCCAACAACTGCTGTTGGTGACGCCGATGATGATCTTGATTTGAGTAGCCTGGGTAATGCAGCAACGTCAGCACCTCAGCCGACAATGCCTGCCGCAATGCCTGAAATGTCGTCCACAACCATGTCAATGGACGACGATGATGAAGATCTTTCAATCTTTAAGGAACTAGCAAATGGTTAGTAAAACCTACGAAGAGGTTTTAGATTTTGACTTCGGCTTCAGCTTCATTGATGAAGAGCTTCAGGAAAAAGAAGCTGCTGCCGAGGAAAAAATTCAAGAAGTTAGTAGTGAAAAGCAATCACTCGAGGATCAACTCAATGATGCTAAAGTAGCTGCTGACGACTTTGAATATCGTCTAGAACTTTTATACAAATCTGTAACACCTTTTCTGGATAATCTATGTAAGAACCCAGATAAGTCAACAATCTTTTGGCCCGATAGAGTCGGGAAAATTGAAGCCTATAAAGGTAAACTATTGACGATTGTAGAGGGAAAATAATATGAGTCTTTTAGACAAACTTGTAAAGAATTCTACCATTAAATTGACGGCACAGTTATCTGAGTCAAAAGTTTTTGGCAAGAAAGAAATGGCACCAACACCTGTACCTATGGTAAATGTTGCGCTGTCAGGCCGTGTTGATGGTGGCCTATCACCAGGTCTCCTTGTTTTGGCAGGCCCATCAAAACACTTTAAATCCGCATTTGCTCTGTTAACTGCAGCAGCATATTTGAATAAACACGAAGATGCTATCTTGTTGTTTTATGATTCAGAATTTGGTACACCTCAATCATATTTTGAATCATTTGGTATTGACATGGATCGAGTCGTCCATACACCAATTACCAATGTTGAAGAACTCAAATTTGATGTTACGAAACAATTGGACGGTATTGAGAAAAAGGATAATGTTTGTATTATCATTGACTCAGTTGGTAACCTTGCATCTAAGAAAGAAGTCGAAGATGCGATGAATGAAAAATCAGTTGCTGATATGTCTCGAGCAAAGGCACTGAAATCATTGTTCCGAATTGTTACACCACATCTTAATTTGAAAGATATCCCACTGATTGCGGTAAACCATACGTATCAGGAAATTGGTTTGTTTCCTAAAGCTATTGTTTCAGGTGGGACTGGTATTTACTACTCTGCTGATGCAATTTGGATTATTGGTCGCCAACAGGATAAGGTTGGCACTGAAATTCAAGGTTATCACTTTGTTATTAATATTGAAAAATCACGCCATGTTAAAGAAAAATCTAAAATTCCAATCAGCGTAAGTTGGGAAGGCGGTATCGTTAAATGGTCTGGTTTGATGGATGTAGCTGAAAAAGGTGGTTACCTCCGTAAACCAAAAGTTGGTTGGTATGAAGCAGTTAACCCAGAAACCGGTGAGGTTATTTCTGAAAAGCTGATGCGTGCCAAAGAGGTTAACGATAACAAAGAGTTTTGGTTAATGATGTTTGAGAAAACTAATCTCACAACATATATTAAAGATGCCTTTACAATTGGAGCCTCAGGTAGCATTATGCGTGAAGAAACGGATGAACCTGAAGTAATTGAAGATCTTGTTGTGGATACCGAAGAATAACAGTTGACAAGTTCTTACATCTGTAATACAATTAATATTGTGGCGGGTAACTTATTGCTCGCCACAAATCATCTCAACTTATGGATATCCAATGATTGAAAAAACAGTATTAACAAACCTTATATTTAACCGTGCGTATTTTCAAAAGGTATTTCCGTATATTAAATCGGATTACTTTGAGGATGCTAATATCAAAAAGATCTTTGATACATATTCGTCATATGTTGAAGATTACAAAGAACCACCTTCCGTCGAAGCACTCAAGCTGTCCGTTGATAAACGTAAAGATTTGAATGAAGATACCTATAAAGGTGTTATGACTGAAATTGATACAATGGCAATTGATGAGAATACTAACTTTGATTGGTTGGTAGGTGAAACAGAAAAATTCTGTCAAGACCGTGATTTATATAATGCAATCCGTAAAGCAATTTTGGTTGTTGATGGTACTGATAAAGAATTTGATAAAGGTGCCTTACCTCAACTTTTGAGTGACTCGCTTGCTGTTAATTTTGATACATCAATCGGCCATGATTACCTTGAAGATTATGACTCTCGATATGACTTCTATCACAAGAAAGAAGAACGCATTCCGTTTGATATTGATCTTCTCAACAAGATTACTAAAGGTGGTTTGCCACGCAAATCTATGACTGTATTGTTGGCAACAACAGGTGGCGGTAAATCATTAGTTAAATGTCACCATGCTGCATCGGCACTGATGCACGGTAACAATGTCTTATACATTACAATGGAAATGGCAGAAGAACGTATCTCTGAACGTATTGATGCCAATATGATGGATGTAACAATTGATGAAGTTTCTGAAACCCCACGTGATGTATTTGCCAAACGTATTAATCGCTTCAAAGGTAAAACAACAGGCAAACTTGTTGTTAAAGAATATCCAACAGGTTCGGCTCACGTCGGTCATTTCCGACATTTGCTAAACGAATTAAAAATGAAACGCAACTTCACTCCTGATATTATCTTTATTGATTATCTAAACATCTGTGCGTCGGCACGTGTCAAAGGTGCAGCTGCAGCTAACTCGTATACGTTAGTTAAATCAATTGCCGAGGAGGTGCGTGGTCTTGCTATGGAATACAATTGTGCCGTTGTTACTAGTTCTCAGTTTAACCGTGATGGGTATGGCAATTCTGATGTGGATCTTACGAATACTTCTGAATCCATGGGCATTACTCATACTGCTGATTGTATTATTGGCTTGATCTCATCTGAAGAGCTCGACAACCTTGGTCAATTAATGTTTAAACAATTGAAAAACCGTTGGGGTGATTTGAATTATTTCCGCCGATTTGTTGTTGGTATTGACCGTGCTAAAATGAAACTATATGACCTTGAGGATTATGCTCAGTCAAGTGTTAGCCAAGACACCGCTAATACAACACCACAACAACCAAGATCTTTTGATGATGCACCTGTATTTGATAAAGGCAATTTTGGTAAAAGTAAAAAGAAATTATTTGACTCAGGAGATTTAATGTAATGGCTTATGTTGTGACTCAAAAAGATAAACGTTGGCAGTTATACAATACGGAAAGTAACGAATGGATTGAAATAAATGTTAGTAAACGTGAGGCTAACAAGATGGCTCGTCGCCTAAACCTTGGGTCAGGTTTCTATCAATCACCTGTACCTTCCTTTTTTCAGAAATATAACAATTCAGCAGAATTATAAATAGTTTTAAATAAACACAGCGGAGCTTACTATGTTACGGTTTAAGACATTTATAAATGAGAAAAAAGATCCTGAAGCAAAGGAAAAGATGCACCTTGCGCACTTTAATGACGAAGTAAATCGTGTTAAAAAAGAAACAGGCAAGGACCATGTGGTATTACATCATAATGGCAAAAAGCATCAAATTACCCATGCCGAAAAGGTTAATGGTACACCGAAAGCCGATTTTAAACTACACGATAAAAAAGGCAATCACGTTTACGTTTCTCATAAGGATTATAAAGGTTCAGGTGATGCTGCTAAATCGTATAATCAATTAGGTGGTGTTTCAAAGTTTAAAGATCATCCCGCGGTTAAAAAATTCCAAAAAGCTGTTGAAAAAGATCATGGTGGTACTGCCGAAGGAAAAGGCACCATCTCTATGCATCTCGACAATAAAAACAAACAACACCATGACCTAGTTAAAAAGGCATTGTTTGGTAAAGATCACGGCGGTAAGCACGGCCATGATGCGTGCCATAGTTTGATTCAAGGGCATATGAATTTGAAAAAGCATAAAGATGGGCATCATATTGACGCTCACCATATTATGCACCACGACGAGCCAATTAAACACGACTATCATATCTTTGCAAGAACAGCGAAAAGTGGTAGTTCAAAAAGAAACGATTTGGGACTAAAGCATACTCGTGTTGGTATCGGTATGAAAGCTGGGCGTAAAATATCTCACGAAGTTAAGTAATGAAAAAGTTTAGTACATTATTAAACGAGGCTAAAAACCTGCATATGACCCATGCGGAAGATGCGGTTATTGACGGCGGTGTTATGGGAACACGTAACGTCATTAATCATCTACGAGATATACGGGATATGCTTGGCGGCACATCAAAATCATCGGTTAACATTAGTGTTAAGTGGGATGGCGCACCTGCTGTATTTGCAGGTACTGACCCGAGTGATGGTAAATTCTTTGTTGCCAAAAAAGGTATATTCAATAAGAACCCAAAAGTATATAAAACGCATGCTGACATTGATGCGGATACAAGTGGTGAACTTGCAATAAAATTAAAACTTGCTCTTGATGAGTTTTCAAAACTCGGTATCAAAGGTGTAGTACAAGGTGATTTTTTATATGAAAGAAGTGATATTAAAGAAGATACGATTGATGGAGAACCGCATATTACTTTCCATCCTAATACGATTGTTTACGCGGTACCAAAGTCGTCAGCCCTTGCTAAAGAAATACTCGGATCCAAGGTCGGTGTGGTCTGGCATACAGTCTATCGAGGAGACTCATTTGAAACAATGTCAGCAAGTTTTGGAGAGGAGATTGCATCTGGACTCAAAAAGGTAAAATCCTGTTGGAGTGTTGATGCGGTATTCCGAGATCAATCAGGTACAGCTAATATGACAAAAGCTGAAACCGATGCAGTAACACTTGCACTATCGAACGCAGGTAAGTTATTCCGTATGGTACCTAAAAAGACATTAGATGATGTTGCTAATAATGAAGCAATCAATCAAAGATTAAACGTATATATTAATTCAAAGGTTCGTGAAGGACAGCGGGTTGGTAAACCTAAAGCTTTCGTTAAAGGATTTGAGAAATATATGAATACTTATTTTGATAAAGAAATCGCTGAAAAGAAATCACCTAAGGGTAAGGCGACATGGCAAGGTAAAAAAGATGTTGCTATGAAGTTCTTTAAAACAAACAAATCAAAAGATCTTGAAAATATGTTTACGATGTATAATCACATCGTAGATGCAAAGCACCTTATTGTTAAAAAGCTTAACATGGTAGGTGGATTAAGAACTTTACTCAAAACGAGTAAAGGATATGAAGTAACAGGCCAAGAAGGGTTTGTCGCTATTGATAGATATGGCAAAAACGCATTAAAACTTGTTGACAGATTAGAATTTAGTAAAGCTAATTTCTCAGACAAGTATATCAAAGGGTGGACAAAATAATGGCATGGGTAGATGTTCCGGGATCACCAACAATTTTAGTTAGTGGAACACCAACTAAAATTTGGCAATATGATAACGCTCCTACATTGGGAACATTGGTAAATGCTAATGCAAAAGTTCAAGACGATCCTGACGCAGGTCAAGTAGATGAATATTATAGAGCAAATGGCGCCGTAACAAATGGTATCAGATCTTTCACACCTCCAGGTGGTAATACACAAGAAACATATGTAAAATGTAAAAAGGTTCAACCAACTGGAAAAATTTATCCAGACTCTAATACAAATGGACCTTGGAGTGAATTAAGCAAAAACTATTATGACGGGAAAATCTAATGGCTATTTGGAACAAATTAACACAAGCATTTTTACCAGGCAATAAAACATTATTCGAAGCATTTATGCTCGCAGATAAAGATGGTAATATTATTAATTCATTTGGCGCTTCTAGTAACATTCCTATTTCTGCTGGTCTTGTAGATGGATATGGTCACATTAATAAGTTTGGTGCAACCGACGGTGACGTAACCGCGGGTACTATTTGGGATGGGAATAGCGGTACAGCCGTATATCCATATCCTGCTGACAGTGTTGTTGCTATTTCTTCAACACAAAACTCAGGCGCCGCGGTTTTAGTTGAAGGTCTTGACGCTAACTTTGAAAGCATTTCAGAAACAATTAATATTGGCTCAACGGGATCTACTGTATTCTCTCGTATCTTTAGAGCAAGAATGGTTGATACCAATAATGATAAAGATGTATCACTAACTATGGGTGGTACTGTTGCCGCTAAAATTCTTGAAGATCAAGCTCAAACTCTTATGTGTGTTTATACTGTTCCTGCAGGTAAAACTGGCTATCTTATGAATATGCAAATGGGTTCAGATAAATCATCAACAAACGCTTCCACTCAGTATAGCCTAAGAGCAAGAGATACAGATGATGGAAACATATTCCAGATCAAAGGCATTAACTATGCTGCCGGTGGGCAAAACGTTGTTCACGAATATCCAGTTCCTTTAAGGTTTGAAGAGAAGACAGATATCAGAATTGATGTTGTAGCTGCTGGATCAGGTCAAACATTTGCTGCAACCCTTGATATTATGTTAGTTGACAACGAATAACTCGACAAGTTGTCACAGTTGACACTAGTGAATACCGGCTATACCAAATTGGTAACCGTTATTTACCTATTTCCCTAATAAATATATTTGTAAAAAGGATTAAACCTAGGCATACGGTCTAGGATCGGATCATACAACATACACATATATTAGAGGAAACGGAAAAATGTCACAAGCTATCCTTACAGCTCACAGTTTTTTAACACAAGGTGTTGAAGGTTTCATGGATTTTATGAAATCAGTAAACGAAAAAAGAATTCAGCATAAAGCAATCCGCGAAACGGAAAAAGAATTGGGAAAATTGTCAAACGCAGAGTTGGATGATATTGGAATCACCCGCGGAGATATCTACACAATCGCACGTTCTAAAGATACCATTGAAAATGTAAGAGCAAATAACAATTTGCGGGGTTGGGTATAATGGAAGTAGTAGGAAACACACCAGTAGAAACACCACGCTTCATCCGTAAGTTTGGAAAAATCATTGTTGCAATCGGAATGGGTATATGGGCATTTGGTGAAAGTGCAGGACGAGCAAGAGCAGCTGCTGAATTGTCACGTCAAGGATATCACCAAGAAGCACGTAATTTGATGTTGGGAGATACAAAGTAATGTTGAAACGTTTTATGAAAGCAATGGAATATCGTTCATACTGTATGGCTATTCGTCAACTGCGCCAATGCGGCCATCACCGTGAAGCTAATGAGATTTCTGAGTACAAACATAATATGTATAAAACATGCTAGACCCAGATCATACATACACAAAACCAAAAGGTGAAAAGAAAAAAGGCGGCAAGTAATGCACGGTGATAGAGGTAACGTCAAAATAGTATGGTTGATGTTATTCCTATGCGTATTTTTACACCTTGGCTTAATACCAGTATGGATGTGGTATTTAGGTTTATAATATTAAAAACTTTATAAATAAAAAGGTGTTCACTAGTTGGGCACCTTTCATCATTTTAAAGGTTATATTATGCCAGTCTTTACAGTTGAAATCAACAATAAAGTAGTTGAGTTTACGCATATACCAAAATGCGGCGGTACATCCGCAAAATGTATGATGCTCGAGGCATCAGGATTTGATTGGAGAAACTCCCCGGCAAATGATTGGGGATTGCCAATAGGTCAAAGAAAACATCAAAAACAAAATAACAAATTCATGGATCAGCATGGAAAAGGTAAATTTGGTAACGTAGATTATCGGTTCACTATTATCCGTGATCCTATTAAAAGACTTGTGTCTTGTTATACAAACCGAGTGTTGTTTTATAATAAGATGAGAAATCGTGGTTGGGATAATTTTGTTGATAAGTTAGGTAACTATGCAGCAGGTGATATTTCTCACCATTCTTTTCCAATGACGTATTGGCTAGGTAAAGATCCTAACCGATATGATAAGATCTTTACAGTATCACAGGTTGGCACAGATATGCGTGAATGGTTATCAGAAATTGCCAATACTAATGTACCTGCGCTGCAGCGACAAGATGGTGGTAGAGAAAAACAAAGTAAAATTGTTATTACTGAAGATCAGATAACAAGAATTAAAAAATACTATAAAAATGATTATGAGAATTGGTGGAATGATAAGGTTGTTCCACAGGAGTTTGTATAATGTATATCCCAGAAATCAATACTTATTTTGTCCATGTTCCTAAAGCAGGTGGAACAAGTGTTGAATTATTCTTTCTTCGTAATGTATGTGGTTATCCTGACTTTCAAGAAAGAAATATGTTTCGGCAATTTATAACAAAATACGGTGGGCGAATAAATGCTTCACGGTATCATTTTGGACAACCAACACCTGAAAGATTACCTACTGGTGAAACACAGCATTTATCGGCATGGCAATTGAAAGCTTGGAATGATAAAGCCTTCACAGGATCTAAATACACATTTGCGTTTGTCCGAAACCCCTATGATAAATTTGTATCTGAGGTTATTTGGAAACGTGAAAGGCTACCTGGTAAAGCAAATATAACATTTGAACAGCAGATTAGAGCTATGAAAGCGGAGACAGCGCGGGATAATATGAAAATACGTACTCCACATAATGCACCACAATGGAAGTTTGTATATGATGAAAAAGATAATCTTATTGTTGATGACGTATTTAGGCTCGAGGAAATGGGTAAAGCACAAAAGGTTATATCGGAAAAACTCGGCATACCTATAAACTTTGGGCATGAAAATAGAACAACACGAAAACATTATAAAGAATATTTGAATGCTGATTTAGTAAAACAACTTAAACCGTTAATTCAAAAAGATATGGAAGTATTCGGTTATGATTAAAACGCTATGGATATATTGGAATACAGGAATTAAAGCAGCACCACCAATTGTTCATAAATGCGTTGACAGTTGGAAACACCATAATCCTACATGGAAAATAGTATTACTTGATAATACAAATCTTAGGGATTATTATAAAGGCACACAAGATGGGCGTAGTATTCAGGCGTGGTCTGATGTTGTTCGTATTAACCTACTTAAAGAATACGGCGGAGTGTGGGTAGATGCAACCGTTGCTTGTAATAAACCACTTGATAGTTGGTTACCTGCTCATGCTAAAAACGGTTTCTTTGCGTTCCGAAAACCAAAACCTGATACCGAAGTTGCAAGCTGGTTTCTATATGCTGATAAAGATAATTGCATTGTAGATCGGTGGAAATTATTGGTTGATGAGTATTGGAAGAACCGCCCAAATATAGATTATCTGTGGTTTCATGGTTTATTTAATAATGTATTAGAAGACCCTGCTTGTCAGGCAATGTGGAACAAAACTAAACCATGGCTGGCTAATCATAAACCACTTCCTGAAACACCTGACAACCCACACTGGTTTACACCATATAATGCCAGCAGATGGACAAAAATAAGAAAACAAGGATTGCCATTAACAGGACCTTGTTATAAATTAGCACACGGAACATCTAGGAGAATGATCCAAGAACCTACTATTATGAGGATATTTAATTATGAAAGTAAATAAGTATTATATAATTTATACTAATGATAACCTATCAAAACAATACGCAAATGATGCTGCCGAGCAATGTAAAAAGCTTGGATTAAATTATGAGTTATATGAAGGATGGAAACCAGAAGGTGGACCTGGTAAAATGTGGAGAAAGTTTACCGCTGAAACAGGAATTCCAATTAAATCATTTAAAAGAATGATGATTGGTGCTCATGGTTGTATGGCTTCTCATTTACAATTATGGCAAAGGATTGTTCAGAATAAAGAATGCGCTGTTATATTAGAACACGATGGGATGATGCTTCATAAAGTAAAGTTGGATATTCCCGATGATAAAATCGTTGCGTTAGGATACAAATATAGAGAATGGGAAGATTATGACTATAAGACTGCAGGTCAACCCGAAAGAATTAAAGATGTGAAATTTCATCCAGGTTCTCATGCGTATGCTATTACACACGTTACCGCACAGAAAATGATTGATGAAGTAACAAAGAAAGGTGTTACCGAGGCAATTGATAATCGTTGGTTTATGAGCACTCGGAAAAATTTCACCAAAGTACCAATGGCTATCTGTGATCCTATAGCAGCAATTGGGTGGTTAAGATTATCAACTATTCAGGGATATAGTGCTCCTCATAATAATCATAGTGAAATGTTAGAATCTTTTAAGAACAACTTTAAAGGTCAGCTAAGAGAATCGGTTGTATTACCCAAAGGGTCTGTAAATATTATAAATAGAAACAAAATCAGAGAATAGAGGTATCCTATGGCAGACGAAAGCGATAAGGACAAAAAGAAAAAGGTTAAAGGGTTCAAAGAATTTGATCCTGGAAACTATATTGATATTGAACCTACTATCAATGAAGCAAAAGTAGGCGAGGTTGTTGTTTCCTGGGGACGTATGAACCCTATTACAACTGGGCACGAAAAACTTATCAATAGAGTTTTAAATGTAGCAAAATCAAAGAATGCTACTCCTGCTGTATTTTTAACACATTCTCAAGATAAAACAAAAAACCCATTGTCATATAATGATAAGATCAAATATGCCGAGGTAGCATTTGGTAAAATCATTAAAAGATCAACTGCCAAGACAATTATTCAATTGATGCAGCAGTTACAAAAGAAATTTAAAAAGGTAACTCTCGTTGTTGGTTCTGACCGATATAAAGAGATGGATACATTGCTTAACAAATATAATGGTAAAGAATATAAATTTGATGAAATAGAAGTTGTATCCGCAGGTGCTAGAGATCCTGATGCCGATGGCGTTAAAGGAATGTCAGCATCAAAAATGCGTGAGTATGCTGTTTCAGATAATATCAAAAAATTTACTACAGGATTACCTAGTAAACTAAAAACAAGCGCGGCCGACATTATGGCCAGCATTAAAAAGGGTATGGGAATGTCGGAAGAATATGAAGAAGACTTTATCGAAGAAGATGAACTAGACGAAGCTTTGACTCGACAGCAGCGTATTAAACGTGGCCGTCAAATGCGAAGAATGCGTGTTAAAATGAAAAGAGGTCGGGAAAAGGCAAGCCGCCGCCGGGCCAATATTGATGTTTTGAAAAGAAGATCAAGAAAAGCAGCACGTAATGTAATTAAAACACGTCTTGCTGGTAATAAACGATATGCTGATATGGAGCCTGCGGAAAAGGAACGTATTGATAAACGTATTGAAAAGATTTCAAAACAACGTATTGATAACCTGGCAATTAAATTGTTACCTTCTGTTAAAAAGAAAGAACGTGAGAGATTACAAGCACGCCATAAGAAAAATGAGTCTGTTGATCTGAATGAGATGTGGGGTGCATATGTAACTAAGCGACCACATATGCTTATGGATAAAAACAACAAACCAAAGTTTGATAAACGGTTTAAGATGTTTAAACCTAAACAAGTTACAGAGATGAATGAGTTTGATATTGAAGATATCGTTGAACTTATGGAATCAGTTGAAAAATTTACCGAAACAGCAGGTAAATATTACACAGGTGTTGCTAAAAATAAGAAAGAAGAAGTAGAAATGGACGAAGCACACGATCCTAAACACGTAAAGATGGCGGTAGGTATTGCATCAGATAAAAGATATGCTGGTGGTAATATGACAGGTGCAGTTAAGCAAATTGATAAAATCAAAAAAGGTTTATCAAATCATCCACAGGTACGTGCAGTTTTAAGAAAACAAAATGAAGAACTAATTAATAAGCTAGAGGAAGCCATGATGAGCAATCAACTCGACGAATTAACAGCAGCTGAGAAAAAGCTTGTAAATCAAATGTATGATAAAAAAGGCAACCTCACACCACTTGGTAAAAAAGTAATGAACCACGGTAAGAAAAAAGGTGATAAAGGTTTTGTTGAATCGTTAGATGATAGGTTTGAAGCATTCATGGCGGAATCAATTGACGAGGTTCTTGATACTCCAAAAGCAATGGATAGTTATAGAAATAAAGCTAAGTATAGTAAAGATAAAGCTGGCAACTCGGCGATGGCTACTGTTCTTAGAGGTGATGGCGACGGTAAAAAAGATTTAAAAACAATGTCCAAACGGACAAAGGGTTTAAAAATGGCAGATCG